GTGACTTGTCTTTCATCTACAGCAGCACTAGCTTTCCTTGCACACGACATCATTGATGGACTTGCAGCGAATGTTGGTTCAATAAATCTTAAATAATAATTAACTTGAGTGGGGTTTCGGCCCCACTTAAATTTACTTAATTAAGGAGGGTAAATAAAATGGCAGACGTAGTAACAGGACCAGAAATCCTACAAGAAAACGACAAAAGAGTAGTAATCAAATTAGTAAATCAATCAGATGGAAACGGTGGAACAACTGTATTTTTTGATGTGTCAGCATTGGCCGCAAGAGAAGATGGTACTGCTGTAACAAGAGGAACTTTACAAAGAGTATGGTTCTCAGCTCAAGGCGGAGACGGCGGAGATTCATTTGCTCGTTTAGATTTTGAAGATTCAGATGGTGATAGACCTTTACTTGGTTTTACAGGAACAGGATATTGGGACTTTAGAGAATTTGGTGGTTGTCCAGCAAGTAGAGATGCTAACACAAATGGTGATATTAATTTTGTAGTTCCAGGTGCCGCAGATGATGGCAACATGTACACAATCATAGCTGAATTTATTAAAGAATATTCATAGGAGGGTAACATATGGCCAATACAACTTCAGGCACAGTTACTTTCGACAAGACGTTCGCAGTTGATGAGATAATTGCAGAAGCATACGAACGTATTGGTTCACAAGTAAGCTCTGGATATCAATTAAAAACAGCAAGACGTTCTTTAAACATAATGTTTCAAGAATGGGGCAATAGAGGTTTGCACTATTGGGAAGTAGGAGAAGCTGATATTAATTTAGTTGAAGGTCAAGCAGAATATATTCTTTTTAGATCTACTGGAGATGGAACAAGCGCAGTTACAGATCCTGCAGACACTTATGGTGTTGCAGATATTCTTGAAGCAACTTTAAGAACAGATAGAACTGCAGTAGATCAGGCAGATTCTGCACTTACAAAAATAGACAGATCAACTTATTCTGCTTTATCAAATAAACTATCTAAAGGAACACCTTCTAAATATTTTGTTCAAAGATTTGTAGAGAAAACAATTGTAACAGTTTATCCAACAGCTGATTCTAGTAATGCAGCAAAAGCTGCTCATATTTATTTTGTAAAAAGAATACAAGACGCAGATACAACTTATACAGATGCAACTGACGTCCCATTTAGATTTGTACCATGTATGGTATCTGGTCTAGCTTTTTACTTATCACAAAAATTTAACCCACAGTTAGTTCAACAAATGAAATTATTATATGAAGATGAATTAGCTAGAGCATTATCAGAAGATGGTTCTTCTACTAGTGTTCACATAACACCAAAAGTATTTTACCCAGGAACATAATGGCTACAGGAAAATTTTCAAAAGCAATATCAGATAGATCAGGAATGCAGTTTCCATATAATGAAATGGTTACAGAATGGAATGGTTCTGTAGTGCATATATCTGAGTATGAAGACAAACATCCTCAATTAGAGATAAGTGCTTTTCATGGAGATGAACAAGGATTAGTTAATGCAAGACCTGCTAGAACAGAAAATCAAGTTTTAATACTTCTTATACCAAATGCTTTTAAAACTATATCTGCAAGTTCTGGAATTATAAATGTATCAGAAAAAGGACACGGTAGATCTACTGGAGACACAGTAAGATTTAGAGGTCCTATTCACACAACATCTGATCCAGATGGTTTTGAAAACCCAATAGGATTTGACGGAATTACAGGATCTAATTTAGCCAAAGCTGCAGGATACTCTATTACAGTTGGCCAAAGAGATTCAAGTGGAAATATTACAAACACAGAAAATTTCTATCACTTTACTGTAGACACAGATACTGCTACAACAGGTGATATATCAGGAGGAGGCAATAGTTGTTCGGCTGGTCCAGCAACATTGACAGCATAATATGGCAGGAATTAGTTACTCAGATTTAAGAACAAATATTAGAAGTTACACAGAAGTAAATAGCACCGTGCTAACTGATGCTGTTATAGAAAATATTGTATTAAATGCAGAATATAGAATGTTTAGAGATGTGCCTAGTGATGCGTATAGAAAAATAACTCAAGATAATTTAGTAGCTAATCAAGAACATGCAAATGTACCAGCGGGAGCTTTGTTTGTAAGAGCAGTTGAAGTTGCTGATTCTACATCAGCTTTTAATAATCCAATATTTTTAGAGAAAAAAGATGTGGCATTTTTAGATGAATTTAATGGCGCACGTGCCACAGGAAGACCTAAATACTACGCTATGAAAGGTGGAGCAACAGGTAATACAAACACAACTTCAGGAGCAATATTATTGTCTCCAATACCAAATGCTACATATGTATATAAAATTCATTATAATGCTATACCTTCTAAACTAGAAGCTTCTAGCAACGAGACAAATTTTATTAGTTTAAACTTTCCAAATGGTCTATTATATGCTGCCTTAGTAGAAGCATATGGCTATTTAAAAGGGCCAATGGATATGTTACAATTGTACGAAGCAAAATACAAAGAAGAAGTTCAAAAATTTAACGGAGAACAAATAGGCAGAAGAAGAAGAGACGACTACACTGATGGAACTGTTCGAATAGGAGTAGAATCAGTAAAACAATAGGAATTAAAATATGGCATCATCATTTACTACACTCGGTATAGAAAAAATGGCAACTGGCGAGAACGCTGGTACATGGGGAGATAAAACTAATACTAACTTAGACATCGTAAACACAGCTATCTCAGGTTATGTAGAACAATCAATTGCTGGAGGAGCTGCTACTACAGCTTTAAGTATTACTGATGGAGCAGCTACATCAGTAGCTCAAAATGCTATTATAAAATTAACAGGAACAATATCTGGAAATAGAATTGTAACTGTTCCAGATTCAGTAGAAAAAATATACATTGTAACTAATGGCACTTCAGGTGCACATACAGTACAGTTTAAAACTGCATCAGGATCAGGTATTACTTTTGGTGTATCAGAAAAAACTACAAAATTATTTTACTCAGACGGAACTAATATTGTTGATGCAGGTTTTAGTGGTGGAACTGATTTAGATGGTAAAGAATTAGTATTAGATGCTGATGGTGATACAAGTCTTACAGCAGATACAGATGACCAAATAGATATAAGGATTGCAGGTACAGATCAATTAACAATTAAAGATGGTGCACTTTCTCCAGTTACAAATAATGATATAGATTTAGGTACATCTAGTTTAGAATTTAAAGATGCATTTTTTGATGGAACAGTAACTGCAGACGCTTTTGCTGGACCACTTACAGGTAATGTAACAGGAAACGCTTCTGGTACAGCAGCAACAGTAACTACTGCAGCGCAATCAAACATTACATCATTAGGAACTTTAACAACTTTAACAGTTGATGATATTACAATAAACGGAAGTACCATATCTGACGCTGGTGATTTTACTTTAGATGTTGAAGGCGATATTATATTAGACGCTAACGGCGCTGATATATTTTTTAAAGACGCAGGTACTACTTTTGGTAGTGCAACAAACACATCAGGAAATTTAATTATTAAATCAGGAACAACAACTGCACTAACATTTAGTGGTGCAAACGTTACAGTTGCTGGAGATCTTACAGTATCAGGTGATGATATTACTATGGCAACAAACACAGCTGGACATATTTTTGTTGCAGATGGAACTAATTTTAATCCTGTAGCCGTTACAGATTTAACAGCAATTGCAACTATTGCATCTGGAGACACTTTATTAGCAGTAGATGCTTCAGGTGGAGGACTTAAAAAAGTTGCAAGATCAGTTCTTGTAGCAGGACTTGCTACATCAAGTGCAATATCAAATGTTTCAGAAGATGATACACCTCAATTAGGTGGTAATCTTGACATGAATGGTTCAGATATTGTTACTACTTCTAATGCAACTATTGATTTAGCTCCTAATGGAACTGGAACAGTTGTTGTAAGAGGTAATACAAATTCTGGAGCAATAGTATTTAATTGTGAATCTAATTCACATGGTCAAAAAGTTATTGCACAACCACACTCTGCTAGTGTTACAAATGTGATGTTATTACCAGATGGTGCTGACTCAACTTTAGTATCTCTTGTTGCAACACAGACATTAACAAACAAAACTTTAACATCTCCTAAAGTAAATGAAAACGTAGCAGTAACTTCTACTGCAACAGAATTAAATATTTTAGATGGTGTAACAACAACTACAGCAGAAATTAATTTAATAGATGGCGGCACTTCACGAGGTACTACAGCAGTTGTAGATGCAGATGGTATTCTTCACAATGATGCTGGCACAATGAGAATGACTAGCGCTGCAACATTTAAAACATATTTTACAAGTGGTGTGTCTTCAGCAGCAGATGATATAACAGCAGGCGATGCAGCAGTTAGTGTTACAACTTCATCAGGAAATATTACAATTGATTCAAATGCTGGAGCAATATCAATAGATGGACATACAGGTGTTACATTGGCTTCTTCTAATTCTGGTGATATTACATTAGATTCAGTAGCAGATATTGTTCTTGATGCTGCAGGAAATGATTTTAGCTTTAAAGCAGGCGGCACAGAAATTTTAAAAATAACTAACTCATCAAGTGATGTAATTATTAAACCTATTGTTGATGCTAAAGATATTATTTTTCAACAAAGAGATGGGACAGAAGTTGCAAGAATTGAAGACAATGCTACATTTAATATTGTAACAGGTAAATTAGCAATCAATGGCACAGCCGTTACATCAACAGCAGCAGAACTTAATTTATTAGATGGTGTTTCTGGATTAGTACAAGCAGACTTAACAAAATTAGCAGCGGTAGATTCTACAGCAGCAGAATTAAATATTATGGATGGTGGAACATCCGCTACTTCAACAACAGTTGCAGATGCAGACAGAGTTGTACTAAACGATGCTGGTACAATGGTCCAAGTTGCAATGACAGATATCAAAACATACATTGGTGGTGGTACATCATGGCAAGCAGTTAAAACAGGAAACTTTACAGCTGCAGCTGGACAAGGTGTATTTTGTAATACATCAGGTGGAGCATTTACTTTAACATTACCTGCAGGAACTATTGGTGATGAAATTTCATTTCTTGATTATGGAGCAACTTTTGACACTAACAATCTAACGATTGCTGCTAATGGTTCAGAAAAAATTCACGGGTCTACAGACGATTTAACAGTGTCCGTAGAAAGAGCCGCAAATACTTTAGTATTTACAGATGGTACTCAAGGTTGGCTACTGAAGAGTAAATAATGGCTGACTATAAAGATATTGCTGGAGCTACAATTCGTAGCAACGCTGGAGTTTTAACTAGTGCAAAAACTGGTGAACTTTTTTATGATAGTACAAATCTTAATTTTTCTTATAGATTTCCAAACACAACTTCAGCAGGTGCTTGGAGAACTGGTGGTAATTTAAATACTGCTAGAGAACAACACGCAGGTAATGGATCTCAAACTTCAGCCTTAGCAATAGGTGGTTTAACAAGCACTGAAGTAGCAGTTTCAGAATCTTACAATGGTGCAACGTGGAGTGAAGGAAACGATTTAAACGCTGCTAAAAGAACTCATGCTTCAACTGGTAATGATACTACATCTGCTATAGCTTTTGGAGGTGATAGTGGTACTGGAGTTGTTGCTACAGCAGAATCATATAATGGAACAAGTTT